TCGTAGTCAATCTATGTGTTAAATCGGCCCTCGCTGCCATGGGAGCCGCCATCAAAAGCATAATTATAGGTAAAAATCTTTTCATGTGATTTCCCACTATTTTTCTAGCCGTATTTATACTTAATTAGTTTTGAAAGAATGTTATCTGATATGTGTTCAAGTCTATGACTGCTCTTGCAAGTCTCTGTCCTGTGCTTTCTCTATCGACAGATGTAACAATTGTACCTAAATCTTCTTTGTAATTTGTAAAAGAAGTCGCATATCCAGTGTTTATGAATCCATAGCCAGGTACATTTGGTGTGTCTCTTTCTAATGTCATCGTACCACCATCATATCCAGAACCTCTTATAAAAACTGGGTTCGTTCCTACCTCTGCGTACCAACTCCCTCTTAAATCTAATTCTATAACATTGTTCGCCAACCCTCCAGGCACATTTTTTATTGCCTCGACATCAATGTATATTCCTTCATATCCCTCTGTGTCATTTACATTATCCCCACCCCACTTCATGTAAGTGATTGATCCACCACCGTCTACAATCTGAGGTAGTTTATCAGTTCCTACTACTTGACCAGCTAACTGAGTAGGTCTTATGAACTCTGCTCTGAGGTCAAAGTCTTTTCCATCAGTCCAGTGCCAATAAAATTGTAATAAATTGCAGTAAAATATAGCAGGGTCGAATTGAGTTCCGCTTGCTTTTCCAATTCCAAATGATAATGGTGACATATTAAGTAGGTATTATAAATGAACCTTTCATACTTTCATGGCCTGATACAGTACATTGATATTCGTAATTTGCTGGTGCATCATGTGGTATTGTGAATATCTGTACTCCTGTTTGAGCTCCACTGACATATGTTCCTACACCTGTAGTTGTTCCTGTAAATTGAATACGGAATGGATGGGAACCACCAGTAGAGTTCTCAAACATATATGTGAAACCTCTCATTAAGTAAAGAGTAGGATTTCCTACAGAGTTTCTTTGTCCAGGCCCTGCCATACTATATGAAGAAGCACCGTTTGCAGTAATATAATATCTAGTACAGAATCCTCTACTGGTTCCACTACCATCTATCAAGTCAGTAACAAAACTACCAGAAGTTGTGATTCCAGAAACATCTAGAGTTGCTAATGTTAGGTTCTGTGGTGTACTTGCACCAGCAACAGTAATTGTTTTTTCTGCTCCAGTACCAGATGCAACCACTCCATCTCCAACAAAGTTTAGTGTAGTTGCACTTGTAGATAATGCACTACCTTCATCTTCAATAGTTATTCCACTACTACCAGCAGACCCAGTTACAGTTACAGCTGCACCCGACAGTGCAGATACACTTAAGTTTGCTCCAAAGTCTATAGTTCCAGCAGTTCCAACTGTTGATCCACCATCTTTGATGATGATACCAGTTCCAGAAGCAGTAACTCCTGTTAATCCTGATCCATTACCACTGAATTGTGTTGCAGTAATTACTCCTGTGATTGTGGTGTTAGTCTGAATTGCAACTTGACCAGCTTTTAAATTTAGGTCGCCGTTACTCTCTATAGTTGGGTCGCCACTGGCTCCAACCATATTAAGATCCTTTACACCGAACGATTTTTCTGCCATTGCGCTAGTCTTTTTTAGTATTTATTAAGAGAACTTTATCTCAACTCCACCACTAATCTTAAGATTAGGTGAGTTGGAGATTTTGATCTCAGGTTTTTGTGGTTCAGTAGGTGAACCAGTAGGAGCATCCCATATTACAACAGGGCCATCACCATATTGATTTACTGCATGGAAGTCTTCCCATTGTGTTGATGTCGCAGTGAATGATGTGATGTCGTCACCATAGTAGAATCTTTCTGGGCTTTGAGCACCACAACTATTCTTTAACCAATCTTTGACACCTCTCCAATCCCATCCTCTATTATGTTGAAGTTTGGTGGTAATCCAACCAGCAACAGTGGGACATCCAGAACTTGTGCCACCAAAATCAACATCATATGGAGTCAATGTTAGTCCAGTGTATGTCTCTGGGTGAACATATGTTAGGTCTGATGCTCTACCATCTGCTGTGAGTGTGTCATCAGCAGCACCATAAGCATCGATACCTGTTCCTCTATCACTATATGATACTATTTTTTCCTTATAGTCTGAGTTAGTTAAATTACTATATCCAGTACTAGTATATTGATCATCCAATGCACCAACATTAATTGCAGCGAACTCTGTTCCAGCAGTAGATATTCCAGATGTAGTCTTACCTAAAGCCTGTGGCCACCCCCTTCTATTGATAGTATTATAACAAGTCAAACCAAATTCTGTATGTGTTGAGGTGATAGGTGCGTTCCCTCCTTGAGAATCGGTAGACCAGTAGTTATCATAGTCTAGATCGCCAGGACTTTGTTGTGTCTGATTACTATTACCAGAAGCACAAACAAAAATTACTCCCGCTTCAGATAACTCATCACCAGAAGCGGTGACAGAACTATCCACCATCTCACCTTTACATCTACTCAGATCTCCAGCAGCACCCAGTCTATCAAAGAAAGCTGGTTCACTACTACTATCATATGGTACTCCATTCACTGATCCGTCTGTTGCTGCTGGTCTATACCAATAGTATGCTCCAGAGGTGTGAATAGTACTTGCTCTATAACCCCAACTGTTACTTGACAGTGTAGGGTTCTTGTCATCATTTTGTTGACCAGTTACGGCAGAGTGTCTATCGTAGTTTGGTTTGTATAGATGAAATATTTTCTGTACATCAAACTGACTACCATTTATTCCAGCATTGTAACTACCAATTCCATTAAGAACCCATTTGTTACAGTTGTATGCAGAACCATAGTTCTTACCAAACACTTGACCAGCACATTGAGTTCCGTGATCTGAAGTGTTAGTTGGTTTCGCAGTGTTACTGCCGTTACATCTTGCTCTAGTATAGAAAGTGCTTATACCAGTTGTTGTACCAATGGTAGAGAATCCCACTGATCTCTGACTTGCATCAGACCACCATGATCTTGCAACAGATTCTACTGGAACTCTAGTGCCATCCCAACGTAGAGTTAATCTATTGAGCGGATCTGCATTGAAAAAATCTGGGTCGATATAGTATGGTGCATCGAGAACTAGATCTAGAACACCACATGTGCCTGGTGATGTAGATATACCACTCCATGTCAATGCGTTACCTGTTGAGTATCCTACAGGATCATCGTCAGTATGTACAAACTCTGGGTGTGCAATCCAGAAACCATCATCAGATACGATTGCATCTACGCCAGTTCCATCACCTAATTGTTGTGGTTCAGTCTCTATTATTAAATGATCGTTCCCAGTCACTCCAGTTGCAGTTGCATCCCAAGGATTCTCTTTTTGTGTATGTCTTAGTATCTGATATCCAGTTCTGTTCTTATCTGATGCACCTATACCAGCCTGAGATGTAGGTGGTAATGATGGTGCAGTATTCCATGCCCTGTAGTTAGATACTGTCTTGTTAAATCTACCAAATCTTTTTACACCAGTGGTTATATCTTTAGGATCTGGGTGATAGTTGCCTGGGTAAACATCATAGTCAATACAAACGAATACAACTTTAGGATGTTTTCTTAGATCTTCTGCTTCCGCATCAGTCAACATATAAGTTGCTCTGGTATCACTATGTTCCTTCTTGTCAGGACATACTATTGATGGGTCTGGTATATTATCCTCAAGTGAACCATCTTTTTCTAGTTCTTCGTGGATGAATACCCAATCATCTTTGCTCGTACATTTGATAGAGTATGCTTTCTTGTCATCAGCCCCAGTTGGAACGACGGCTAGACCAGTCCTATCAAGAGTGTTAGTACTAGTATGAATCATAAGTTCTCAATAAAAGTTTTAACGAATCTGTATGTTGATAGACCAGATATCCCTGCCTCAGGAGTAACTTTAACTAGAACGTTGTTACTACTTACAGTTGCAGCAATAGATACCTGTTGTTCTGGAGAGAACATGATGCCATATTCTTGTGAGAACGCTGTAGTTCCATCGTGCATGACAAGAACTTTCTGTGATTGTCTGTATGTTCCTAGACCAATCATAAATGTGTATTCTGCACCAGAGTAAATTAACTTAGACCATGAATCTACTTGTACTTCTACACCAGCAGATGCAGTATATGTTCCAACTCCAGTTGTAGAAATACTACCACCTCCACCACCACCAGCAGTGATTGTGATAGTTCCATCTGTTCCAGAAGCAGTTGCACTTACAGTAGATCCGACAAAATCAAGTGAGGTAATCCCTGCTGCAACTTGACTTCCCTCTTCTTTAATTATTATTCCACCACTACCACCTGTAGGTGCAGCTGGAACCCATGATGATCCATTCCATGTTAGTACATCATTGCTGCTTGGTCCTGCACTAGAAACATTTGATAAATTACCTAAGTTTTGACCAGTGATATTTGTAAGATATCCAGCACTTGCATGGTTGCCCCATGAGTATGCGTTTTCATATTGTGTGATATCAAGTGCAGTTATACTTGCTGCAGGGCCTGTGAATGGAACTGCTCCTGCCAAGTTAACAGTTGCAACTCCACCACCATATGTTACTGTACATGCGGCACCAATAAAGTTAACTGTTTGTGCAGTACCAACGGTAGATCCTTCCTCTTGGTATACCCTGCCAGAGATACCACTACCACCGCCACCACC